GATGCTAACTTTTCCATAAATACCTAACGGTTGTATCAGCAACTCATCTTTTAGAGGAAAGATGTAACTTGGAGAAGTTTAACATTGTATGTCACAACAACAGAAGACCGAGAACCCCAAAGTAGGCCGCCCTACATTTGAACTAACTGATGAAAAACTAAAAAAGATTTATATCTTATCTAAGAAATTAGCAAAGGAAGCTGCGATTGCCCGTGCAATTGGAACTCATCCATGCTTTTTTTGTGAATTAAAAAAACGTTACCCTCAAATGCAAGAACAAATTGATCAGGGTCGTTATGACGCAGAAAGTCTTCTGTTAGACTATTCATGGGACATTATTGATGATCCGAAAGACAAGAATAGAGTTCATGAAATGGATAGGATGTATTCAAGACTTGGAAATAAACCACTCACCACCGACGAAGAACGAGATGATAATGATAATTTTGATGGTTATGATATTGAAGTCATACAGAAAGAAAAACCACTAGAAGTTGTGTGTTTAGAGCCAGTTTTGTTAGAAGAAGACAAGAAAATGCTTAAAATTTATACAGACAAAAAGACAGCCTAGAAAAATGAAACCAACCGTTAAGCTTCTTAAGGCACAAGCCGAATTTATAACTGCAACCACACCACGATACATTGGTTATGTTTCAGGGTTTCGTGGTGGAAAGACTTATAGTCTCGCTCATAAAGCAATTTACCTTGCATCTAAAAATCTAAATTTAGGGGTTGACGGAGCATTGATGGAACCAACACGAGACATGAATCGCCGCATTCTTTATCCAACAATGACACGAATACTTGATGAAATTCGCCTCCCATACACTTATAGAGGAAGTGACGCTCCATGCTTTATTTTACACTTTCCCCACGGAGATTTTACAATTTGGTTATTATCATCAGAAACAGCTGAAAGTAGGGCACGCGGGTTATCATTGTGCTTTGCAGGTTTAGATGAATTTGACACATTAAAAATTAATGATGCAAAAGCATGCTGGGACATAATGGTTTCGCGTTTAACACGTGGAAATATAATGCAACTGTTTATAACAAGCACGCCAGAAGGATTTAATTGGATGAATTGGTTTTTTAATGAAGATGTTATCAAAGAAGATGGTTCTTTAAAAACTGATAGACTCTTAATAACATCTTCGAGTGAAGATAACCCATTTATAGATTCTGATTATTGTGATAATCTACGAGCACAATATCCAAAAAAACTATGTGATGCATACATTCATGGTAAGTTTGTTAATTTATCAACAGGAAGTGTTTATTATTGTTTTGATAGAGCATTAAACGCAACAACAAAAACGGTTGAACAACACCCTAAACATGTATTACACATTGGTATTGACTTTAATGTGGGTAAAATGTCAGCAACAACAAACATTATTGAAAATGATATCACGTATGCTATTGATGAGTTTTATGGGGCACAAAATACAGAAGCACTAATAAATGAAATCAAAAAACGCTATCCAGGTAGAGTAATCTATTGTTATCCAGATAGTAGTGGTAAGTCAGAAAAGAGCAATGCGAGCATAACTGACATTCAATTGTTAATTAATGCTGGATTTGTAGTTAAATATCAAGCAAAGAACCCTTTAGTCGTAGATAGAATAGGAAGTGTTAATGCACGACTTTGTAATTCTCTTGGTATCCGCCGCCTTTTTGTTAACATTCAAAAATGCCCAAGATTGGTTAAAACATTAGAACAACAGGGGTTTAATGATAAAGGAGAGCCGGATAAATCGGGCGATTTAGACCACCCAGCTGATGGAGTTGGATATTTTATTTGGTATTGTTACCCAATAAGAGGCAAAGGGAAAGTAACTTCTTTATAAATCATAAATATAAATAAACCCGAATTTAATAAGGAATCAACATTGTGGCAACTATAGAAATTCAACTAGGTTCAGCAACCAAAAATGCTGATGAAAAAATTGCGTTGGGAATGACTGCTAAAGAGTGGATTTCCATGTTAACCGATGATAATGATACTTGTAAAACAATGAAAGCAATTCATTATCTTGACGGAAAGCAAGAAGAAGAACTTATTAAAGTATTAAGTGATAAGTTTTCCGGTCGTATAATGTGGAAAGAGAAAGGAATTATTCCCCGTTTTAGAAACTTTACAAACATGGTTGTTGAAAAGTCAGCAATGCTTTTTAAAGATAAAATGCCCGCATTTGGTTTATACGCAAAGGGTGATGTAAACATCAATGATGAACAAACATCATTACTTAACACAGAATTTGAAAACATGGATGCACAAGAGTTCTGGAGTGGTGCAGATAAAGTATTGCGTTTATTAAAGACAGTTTTAGTGATGGTTCAATACGATACAGAAAGTGATAGTTTAACGTTTGAACTTTTACATAGAGGAAATTGCCAGGTTATACCTGGTGCAAATAAGAAAACAATTGAAGGTATTATACACTTGGTTAGTTGTTCAGGTGAATTTAAACGTTTTAGAATTATAACAAAAGATGAATTTATTGGGCTGCAATTAAATGAAAATTCAAATGAAGTAGTTGTTGATGCTCCAATTAAAAACCCTTTTGGTATTGTACCAGTTGTACCGTTTTATGATACAGGAGTACCTCGTTCAGGATTTTGGAACTATCCAGGAATGGATTTAATTAATGTCAATGAACTGTACAATTTGCACTTAACTGATAGTGAATATTCAATGAAGTGGATGAAATACCCAACCCCAATTGTTATCGATGCAGAAATTTCTACACAAAGAACACCTCGAACTGTTGAAATGGTTGCAGATTCAAGAGCATTATTGAATACAGATGATCAATACAACACAACAGAAAGAACAGCATTAATGGGTGGGCCATCAAAACCCATTAGTATTAGTACAAATGGGAACGGAACAGCATCATTTGAATACAAATCACCTGTTGTAGATCTTAAACCACTTGATGATTTTGCAGTTGGATTATTGCGATCAGTTGCAAATGATTGGTCAGTTAGAATAAAAACAGATGGAACAGCACGCGCACAAAGTGGGTTTCAATTAATTGTTGAAGAAATAGATAACCTTGAACTGCGTCAACAAAGACAAAAAATGTATCAACATGGATTCAAGCGGTTATTTGAAGTAATGCGAACAGTAATCAATCTAATTAAACCATCAACATTTGGTGAAGATTTGCAGTTGTTTACAGAATTTCCAGAGCCAAGATTACCTGTCAATAGCATGGAAGAAGAACAACTTTGGAGTCTTCGGATTAATGAAGGCCGTGCAACCTTGGTTGATTATTACATGAAGGTCCAGGGATTATCAAAAGAAGATGCAATACAGAAAATAAAGGACGATGCAGAATTAAAAGCATTAATTGTAGAAGAACAAAAGGCTAATGCCCCAGCTGTTGTTGACCCTGCACCTACTATTGATACCTCAAATGTATACCTATAGAACAGAATCACCCCAATAAACGGATGATAAATAAATTATAAATAATGCTGTAAAACAACAACTCGGAGGAGTTAACATGGCTGGAGAGCAAACAGAAGATACAAATAAGGGTATGGAATCACTAGGTGGTGACCATAAAGAAGAAAAGAAAGAACAGATTGAAAGCAAAGGTGTAGAGACACCAAAAACTCTTGATGAGGCTCTAAAAGTTTTAGAGGAAATGCATCAAGAAAAGGCTAAAAATGCTGAACTTTTGAAAAAGGTGCGTAAGTTTGAGAAGGAAAACAGGGAGCATGCCGATAAGGAACTTCTTGCAAAAGAAGAATTCAAAAAACTATACGAACAAGAACAATTAAAGCGCTCTGATGTAGAGAAACGTTTAACTAACAAGATTCTTGATGAAAAGATTGAAGAATTTTTAAAGAAAGAAAATGCGGTTAGCGTATCAACAGTCAGAAAGTTAATTGATAAGACAAAGATTAAGGTTGAAGACGATGAGGTGGATGCTGAAAGTCTTAAATCAGTTGTTGAAGAGTTGAAAAAGAGTGATCCAGTATTGTTCGCTAAGAAGGAAGACGAAAAGGTTAAAGTACCACCAGCAGAACGTGCAAGTGAATCTGACGCAAGAAAGAAACCACTCACATTTGAAACTGGTGTAAAACGCAAAGACCTTGATAAAGCTTGGAGTAACTGGACTAAAAAACAAAAGGCTTAAAACATTTAATTATAAACTAAAAAGGAGTATTACAAATGGCAGATCTATTTACAAACATTTCAGGCACAACTCAGTTTAACGATGAACTCGTTGAACTCTACAAAGGTGAATTCATTCAGGGTGTTGGTAACGACAATGTTATGGAGCCCTATGTTATTGAAGAAACCATTGTTGGTGCAAAAACAATTCATGTTACTAAAATTCCCCGTCTTGATGAAACTGTTTCAGCTTTATTGGTTGAACGCGAAGAAGTGACACCAAGTTCCATGGCAGACAGCGATGTTGCATTTACCCCCGTTGAACACGGTATTGCAGTAGTTGAAACCTCTCTTGCACAGTTGCAGTCAGGTGGAAAAGCTGCCCGTGCCTCTGTATGGGGTGTTGGTAAGCATTATGGTTCATACACTGATATCAAAGCTATAGAAGCATTGGATGCGTCAACAAACATTCTCACACCAAGTGATATTGCAGTTGCCTCACTGGCTGCATCAAACGTTCTTGATATTACTTTGTTGAAACGTATGTTTAACAAACTACAGCGTGCTGGTGTACCAAAAATTGATGGTGCTTATCTCTCATTCATTCATGCTGACAACCTGTATGATGTAAAAAATACAGCTGCGGTTGGAACTTGGACTGATGTTAATAAGTATGCAACGCCAGAAACAATTCTTATGGGTGAAGTAGGCATGCTTGAAGGGTTCCGTTTCATCACTCAAAATCATGCTACCATTACAGCCGATGCTGGAGCAGGTAACGTTGACGTTTATCGCAGTTATTTCTGTGGTATGGGTGCACTTGGTAAGGCAGTTTCTCAGCCACTGACAATGGTTATGAAAGCTGCACCAGATCTCTTGGATCGTTTCATGGTTCTTGGATGGAAATCAACTTTCCAATACAAGATTCTTGACACAGATTGCGTCTGGACAGCAAAAACTGCATCAAGCATTGGTGCTAACGCCTAATAACCTCTAATAAGGGTAATTACAAAGAAACCAGAGACTAAACATCTTTGGTTTTTTTGTGTTTATAGTTTATGAATCATAAATAAATAGAAAGTCGGTAAAGGAGCAAAGATAATGACATTAGCAATTGTTGTAGAAAATGGGACTAACGTATCAAATGCAAATTCATACATTTCCCTTGCAGACGCAAATTCGTACCATTCAGACATGGGAAATACAACTTGGACAGGCACCGAAGCAGTTAAAACATTAGCATTAGTATTAGCAACAAGATCACTACATGCGTTGTATGGAAAGGATTTAGAGTCATACCCCCAATACGTTACTCAAGTTATGCTATTTCCTAGATTGGGATTTTATGATTATTATGACAGATGGACACCACACAGTGTAATACCACAAGCAATTAAAGATGCACAGTGCGAAATTGCACTATTGCATGTTATTGGTACAAGCATTTATCCTTTTGACAAGAAAGATAATTATCTAACGCAACATAATGTAAGTGTTGGGGACATTAGTGAGAGCAAAAGTTACAGCAAGCCTGTTATTGATGAAAAATACGATGGATTCAGAAAGATTGACATGTTAATGTTTCCTTATTTAGTTAATAGCAGCAAACAAATTACACTTCATCTATAAAGGAATAAACAACATGCCATCATACGATTTTAAATGCGAGAAATGCGGTAATATAATTGAAACATTACAAAAATTTGATGACCCAGCACCAATGTGTGATAAATGTAAAGACATTATAATGATACGTTTAATTTGTGCACCTGCATTTAAGTTTGCACAAGGTGGTGGTGTTGCATCAGGAATAGCAATGAATTATGCATCAAAAAAGAGAGCGACATAAAGATGAATTACTCACAGCTTCAATCAAGTATACTAAAATTAATACCAAGTCTAGGCAAAACTGTTACAATTACTTATACAGATGCATCAACAGAGGTAACAACAGGTGTATTTAATTCATTAGATGAACAAAACCTTGATGCTTCTTCATCGAATACAACAGGTGTATTAAGTGTTTGTTATGTACCAGGTAACTTGAGTAAACAGATAGAAGTGGGTAGTAAAGTTACAGATGGTAGCATTGTGTATGATGTTCAAAAAGTAATTATATATAAACCTGCCGCCACTTTAATTGCATACAAATTAATCATTGAAGGATAATAAACATGGCTACAATGGAAGAAGTG